ATCTGTTTTTCTTGTGAATCTCTATCGCGCGGTGATAGCGGACAAACCCCAAAGATTTTACCCCCCAGTGGGTGCGTTGTTTATCGTCACTGACCGCATAGCTGGAACGCCGCGCATCGGCGGCGCGGGCATGTTCTGCGCCATCTGCATTTGAAGACCTTCTTCAATCTTCGGAATCGGCAATCCGCCGAACTCCAAAAGCTTGCGCTTGATCCCGTCATCTTCCGGCAACTGCCCGGCGCTCGCAAGCGCGGTAACGTACGCGCCTATCTCGTCCAGCGGCGGGGTCTCGATGTCGCCATGGACAAGCTCGGGGCATAGCTCTGCGGGGCAGCCGTTGAGCTTCATCAACGGCCAAACACACGACCGATTGAACGTGCTCGTTATGATGTCCAGAATCGAACCAAGCGCCACCGAAAACATGTTCGTTTGCGAGCTCGCCAGCGCAAACGATCCTACCCCCGCCATGCCAAGTTGAATGAACTGCGCAAAGACGGTCTGAAGAATGTTCACTTTGTAATAATTTTTGATCCCGTTCGTGTCGAACGCCCTCGACCCGCCGGACGAAAGCAGCTTGAATTTGTAGCCGGTCGGCAAGCCGTCTTTCGGGCTCTGCTCGCTGGGCACAAGGGCATAAGCACGCTCATCGTTTTTGATTTCCGCCAACATCTTTTCGAGATCTCGCCGAAGCATCTTATCAGATGCCGACGAATCCGGGTGCAGCAAAGAGATCGGCACCTCCATAACAGGGATCCCCGATAGGTCGCGCTCTACTCCCATCGCCTCTATTTGAGAAATCCGCTTGAGGTAAAAATAGTCGATGACCGCGTTGCGGTACAGGCTCCGCCCTTCCGGGTTGTCTTTGTATTTTCGCGTGGTGAACAGAACGCATTTTTCGATTGGCAAGTATGCCGAGCGCCCGGCGTAGATGTCCTGTTGATGCATCCCCAAAAGGTCGCCGGTGTCGCTGTCGAACTCCCACCGCTGCAAAGTATCCTGCGCACGAAGAGCCAACTTGCGCCAGCCGATCCTGCCATCTTCATACCTGCTTTTGGTAGATTTATCCTCGGTATCGCCGCGCCGTATCTTGTAAACCTTCTCGAAATAACACCAGCCATAAATCAGAAACGAAACGACCTCTGAAATGAAATCGTCAAAGGTCTGGTCCATGTCCGTCATGCACTGTTCAAGGAACAAAGACCACTCTTGCGCCTCGGGTGTCTGCTCCGACGCCTCGGCACGCCATTCGACTTGACGGATCAACGTGTCAACGATGAATTGGATAGCGCCAATCGTCGAAGAATTGTCCGACATTTCACGGTAGACTTTTGCGCCTTGCGATCCCTTGAGCTTCAGGTGGAATTCTTCATCGATGTAACCGCCGGAATGTCGCAAGCCTGACGTGCCGAGCACACTTAGATCAAGCGGACCGTTCGGCGTGTCGATAATTTCGTCTGGCGTGGTGTCAAGAAACTCTTGCATCGGCAAACTCCCACGGGCTTATTCTCGACCCCTCCGAGGATAGCCTAAAGTTGGTGTCTTCAGTGCTGCGCCGCATTTCAAATAACGCTTGTGACGCCGTGTCAACCTGATCATTATTCCGCGAATTCGGAAATATTACAAGCTCTTCGATAAATTCCTTGACCCAGGCGCAATCCTTGTCTTCAGGTATCCAAACGTTGCCCGCCTCGAACAGCCCCGACACCGCCGCAAGCCGAGCTTCCTTGCTGCCCTTGACGCTCACAGGTACGATACCGGGTATCTCATCACGGAGAGTCGAAATCACCGCAGGTCCGTTTGCTTTGTCCTCGATATATTTTGCGACCGCCTCGGGATGCTTTCGAGACATCCTGCGAATCGCGTTGACCGTGCCAGGGAAATCGAGCTTTTCGCGTAGCTGATCCAACAGGTAAAAATTCGATCCGATACGCTGCCACACTTGCCCGACGACGTAGCTTTGTCCAGTGTCCGAGAACGTCAAATCCCAACTTTGGCACATGTGTTTATATTCCACGTGCGGGATAAAAGACCACCGCTGAAACCAATCGCGCTTTATGATCCCGCCTTGCGCTGGTGAAGGGTGCTGCTGATAAATTCCCGCCCAGTCCATCGCACCGAGGTCGCGCCGCAACTCGCCCAGCGGACCCAACGGCCAGCGCTCGGGGCAAAGCGCTTCCCCGATCTTCCGGCCGATAGGGTCTTGCTCGAAATCGCAAACGGCTGGCAGAACGATGTGCAGCCATTCGTCGCGGCTATCGCTTTCCTCCAAAAGATAGCCGGTCAGGTCGCGCTGGTTCCATCGCGTTTGAATTATGATGATCGACCCGCCCGGCTCCAACCGATGTCTAAGCGTGCCCGTGTAGGTGTCAATGACGTGCTGCAACATCGTCGGGGAACTCGCCTCGGCTCGGTTCTTGTGGGGGTCATCTATGAGCATAAGGTCAGCGCCTTGGCCGGTGACGGTGCCGTCCAGCCCCGCAGAACGCATCCCGCCCAGCCCGTGTCCTTCGGTGGTCAACCACTCATCGGCGTTGCTCTTGTCGTGGCGGATCTTCGTCACCGTCAAAGGATTCGTTTGGAATTCGTCTCGGACCATGCGGCCGGATTTCACCGATTGACGCTCACCATAGGACACACCCATGATCCGCTTTTCGGGAAACCAATCCAGATACCATGTAGGAAGCCAATGCGAGATCCCCTCGGTCTTACCGTGCCGAGGCGGAGCGTTGACAATGATCCGCGCGTTGCCGCGGATGATACGCCACTGGATTTCCCTCAGAATATAGGCGATCCAATCGTAGGCAATCCAGCGCCCTTTAGATAGGATCTCGGCATAAGTCGATATGTTCATCCGCCATGGCTCGTTAGCGGCAACCCAGTCGACATCGCGGCGCTTATTCGTCATTGCCAGTATTGCAAGGCACCCAGCGTAAACCATCTGCGCAGTGACTAACGTATTTCAAATCGTCGCGGCTAGATGTGCTGGGCGTGGACTTTACCAACCCGTCATCGGCGGCGGGTGCGGACCCGTCGAACGCGATTTCGTCAAGCCAAACAAGCCCGTCAAAGTAAACTTGGTCGTACCTGGGCTGCCTACTCCTCATCATCGTTACCGAGTGGAGGGAATAACCCAATGCTACTAACTGAATCGTTGTCGCTGCTTTGTCCCCATTGCGTTTTATAATGGAACGATCCGCAAACACACGTTTTTAAAAAACGCATGTAATGCATATTGCAAAGTATACATTCAGGATCTTTCTCGTCTTTATCCGCGTGGATACAATTTACACATATTTTCGGTCTGTCATCAGAGTATTCATCAAACTCGGTTGTTGTTACTATTAAACCCATCTAATCCTCATCATCGTTGCTTTCGATCCGTTTTTTTGCCTTGGCTATCTCATCGGCGATCCGCTTCATCGCCTCGGGGTCGCCAAGTATCGACCGGTTATTATCGGTGGATTGCGTCTGCCGGTCTTCAACAATCTCGGTGGGCTCGCCTCTTGATTTGGTTTCCAACTTCGTCGCCATGTCGCCGAGCGCCACAAGATCCCGCACGGACAAAAGCGGGTTCCCTTCTGCGTCGCGCTTGACCTTATTCAAAAGCTTTTTGATCTCGACAAAAAACACTTGCTGGCTCGCCATCGCCATCGAGATGTGGCGCTCGTACATTTTTTCAATCTCTTTTTTTGCGAGCTTTTGGCGCTCTCTATCCAACTCCCGATCCCAGTCTTCTACCCTTCGGCGCCACTGCCATTTTGCAGAATATCTTCCCGCCATGCCCTTCGCGCTAGCGGGTTTCGCGGTAAGATTATGATTTCGTGCATAAATTTCACCGGCTTCCCTTGCTGAGCGACTTAATAGATCTCGAAAAATTACAAAATGTTCCCACTCGGTGTCGGTCTCTCCGGGCTGCCGGTCGTAAGAGGGGATTGATGTATCAAATTTATTTCCTTGATCTTTTGGGGTTACATTGCTGCAAGCCTGACTACGGGTTCTA